ACTTTTTATGATTTAAGCGGCGGCAGAGGCTCAACAAAGTCCACTTTTGCAAGCCTTGAAATTATTAAGGGTATGGTGGAGGATGCAGAGGCGAACGCGATCGTTTTTAGAAAAGTCAGCAACACGATTGAAACAAGCGTATTTGAGCAGATACTCTGGGCTATTGACGCGCTAGGGCTTACAGATAAGTTTAAGCCAACTAAAAGCCCTTATAAAATCACTTTCATTCCAACAGGGCAAGTTATTCTTTTTAAGGGTCTAGACAAAGCGAAAAAGATTAAGTCCATAAAGGTCAAAAAAGGTTTTTTTAAATTCTTGTGGTTTGAAGAACTTGATGAGTTTTCAGGCGAAGAAGAAATAAGAAGTGTACAACAGTCAGTCCTGAGAGGCGGAAGGGATTACAAAGTATTTAGAACTTTCAACCCGCCGCGCAGCAGATTAAACTGGGCTAATCGTTTTGTTAGAAAGTCGAATAAAAGAGCCCTAAGAATGAAAAGCACTTATTTAGAGGTTCCACAGGAATGGCTGGGGGAACAATTCATAAATGATGCGGAAGACCTTAAAGAAACAAATTTGCTTGCTTACAACAATGAGTATTTAGGGGAAGCAACCGGAACCGGCGGCGAAGTTTTTGAAAATGTAACACTAAGAGAGATTACAGAAGACGAAGAAAAGAAATTTGACCGAATTTATAGAGGCATTGACTGGGGCTGGTATCCGGATCCGTTCCAGTATGTAAAAGTACACTTTGACATAGCACGAAGAAAATTATATATCTTCGACGAATACCGCACAAACAAGACCAGCAACAAGGACGCCTGGGAATACCTAAAGAAATATAAAGGCGTTAAAAACGAAGATTTAATCACAGCAGACAGCGCAGAGAATAAGTCAATCGGTGACTTTCAAAGTTATGGTAGTTTGACCAGAGGTGCAGAAAAAGGACCGAACAGCGTCAAAGAGGGTATAAAATGGCTCCAGAGCTTGAAAGAAATCGTAATAGATCCGGTAAGATGCCCAAACGCTGCTGCCGAGTTTTCAGAATATGAGTATGAAAGAACAGCAAGCGGCGAAGTTATAAGTCAATATCCGGACATTAACAACCATTGTATAGATGCTGTTAGGTATGCACTAGAACGCGTTTGGAAACGTAAAGGACGATAGAACATGAATTTTTTTAATTGGATTAAAGGAGTTTTTAGGAAAATGATACCTTTTAAAAACATTGAACAGACCGAGCAGGTAAAAAGTCCGCTCTCCCAGGAAATGACGCAGGCGCTAGAATTATGGTATTTGATGTATATTAACCAGCCCTACTGGAAAAGCGTCAACACGAAAAGCCTGAACATAGCCGCGACCATTTCAAGCACCGTAGCAATGCAGATGCTTTTAGAGGGCAAGTGGAAAATAACAAGCACAGAAACGGACAACGACGGCGAATATTTAGAAAATGAAAGATCTAAATTTTTGACTAAGCAGTTTAAAAAGCTTTTTGGAACACTTAGGGAAGAAGTTGAAAAAGGACTTGCAGCAGGCGGCCTGGTTATAAGACCTTACGAAAAAGACGGCGAAATATCTTTTGACTTTGCAGCAGACTGGTCTATTTTTCCTGTTTCCTTTGACAGCGACGGAAATCTAAAGGATGTTATTTTCAAAGAAAACTTTGAAGAAAACAAGACCTATTACACAAGGCTAGAAAGACACCAAAGGTCAGACGGTGGAACGGTCACTATTACAAACGAGGCTTACAAGAGTTCAAATCCTCAGACGCTAGGGCAGAAAATGCCGCTAACGAGCGTGCCACGCTGGGCAGAGCTTGAGCCTGAAACGGTAGTAACAGGAATAAACTTTAATCTTTATGGATGGTTTAAGGTTGCAGCAGCGAATAACGTTGACACAACAAGCAAAATGGGCGTTAGCGTTTTCAGTAAGGGAAGCGAGTTAATAAAAGAAGCGGATGAACAGTTTAGCAGTCTCTTGTGGGAATATAAAGGCGGTGAATTAGCTGTAGACGTTGACCCATTAGCCCTAAAAGAAAATGAAAACACCGGCTACACAATGAGCGCGCACGAACAACGTCTTTTTAGAAAACTAGATCTAGGAGTTGACAGCAATTACAACGTATTCAGCCCACAGCTAAGAGATGCATCTTACACGCAGGGTCTAAATACAATTCTAGAGAAAATAGAAGACGCCTGCAGTTTAGATCATGGAATGTTAAGCAAGGTCAGCGAAGAAGCCAAGACAGCAACAGAAATAAAAATCAGAAAACAAAGGTATTATGCTTTAATATCTGATAATCAAACAGCACTTGAAAAAGGTTTAAAAGAAGTTTTTAGGGCTTGTATTGCACTTTGCGACCTGTACGGTTTATGTAAATCTGAAGAAGTAGAAATATCTTTTGACTGGGGCGACAACGTACAGACAGACAGCGCGCAGGAAATGAACGAAAAACTCCTGCTTGTTTCAAATGGGCTTATGAGCAAAAAAGAGTTCCGTATGTGGTACTTTGGAGAGACGGCAAAGCAAGCAGAAAACGCGCTGCTGCAGATAGAAAGTGAAAGCACCGTTACATTTCCAGGACTTGAAAGAGGAAAGGACCCGCAGGATTTAGAACCAGAAGTGCCACAGGATGAAAAGGCGACTAAGAAGGATTAATAAATGAAAGACGAACTTAATATTTTAAACCGAGAGAACCGCCCCACAGTTGTTGAGATGGAGGACGAGCTCCTCGATATATTGCTCAAATATTTTGCGGTAATTGAGGAAGAATATATAAGTCTAATCATTGAGCAGTTAAAAGAGTTTGCCGGAGTTATTCCGACAACAAAAAGGCGCATTGAAATTCTAGTTAAAATGGGCGCTAACATTAATTATATAAAGCGCCGCATTAAAAGCGCTTTAAACTTAACTAATAAGCAGCTAGAGCGAATTTTAGAGGCGGTCGCGGAAGACACCCTAGAAGAAATGAGACCGCCCCCACGCGATCACTTTAAACGCGTAGAAGGAAGCGGAGACGGTAAAGAGATAGACGGCATTTACCCAAGCACAACTCTAAAAAAACTTAATAAGCTTGCAAGACTTCTTGCAAAACAAAGCAACGAGCGCATGTTTAATTTTTCTAATACAACCGCAGTAAATGCAGATTATAGAAGATATATAGACATGGCTATTATTGCATTAAGTTCAGGACTTACAGACATAAACAAGGAAATAGAAAAGATAATAGAAACCGCCGGAAAGAACGGTCTAAGGGCAACTTATGAAAGCGGTCACACAAGAAGACTTGACAGTGCGGTGAGAATGAATTTATCAGACACTATTAATCAAATGTCAATTCTTGCAGAGCTTGAAGCCGCCGAAGACTTAGGATATAAATACATTGAGCTGTCAGCGCATCCATACTGCGCACTAGATCACGAAGAAATACAAGGGCGCGTTTTTAGCATTGAAGAATTTAAGAAGATGCAGGACGGGGAACCGTTTAAAAATTACAATAATAAAAGCTATGCAGCAATTAAAAGACCGATAGGTCAATGGAATTGCAGGCACACCGTTAGAGCATTTGAACCAGGGGTGAGTGTTAGAAGATACCCAGACGAAAAGCTGCAGCAATGGAAAAAGAAAAACCATGAAGGTGTAGAGATTAACGGAAAACATTACACCATTTACGAAGTTACCCAGCTAATGCGCCAATATGAAACAGAAATGCGAAGGCTTGAAGAAAAAGGGATAGCCTTTGAAAAAGCCGGAGACCTTGAAGGAAGAAAGAGAGTGCAAAGAAAGCTTGACGACTTAGAAAAAAGCTACTTAGCAATCGCACGAACGGCAAACCTTAAACCGAAGCTTGACAGGACAACAGTCCCAGGATATAACCCTGTAAGATTTTAAACGCGATAGGCGTTTATATATAAAATTTCTTGTTATGGGCAAGATATAAAACCCATACCTGCAGACCGTAGGCAGATGCGGAAATATAAACTAAACAGCAGTGGAAAGGAATAACATGATAGATTTAAAAGAAATTTTTAATGGCAAAGCCTTAAGCTTTGAAGACTTTGAAAAGGCAGTAAACGAGAAAAAAATGAAGCTTGCAGACCTAAGCGGCGGAGAATATGTCAGCAAGGCAAAATTTGACGCACAGACAGCGCAGGTGGAAGAATTAACAAAGCAAATCAAACAGCGCGACACAGATATAAAAGCTGTTCAGGATCAATTATCAAATGCTAAGACAGACGAAGGAAAGCTCCTTGAAGTTAGTAAGAATTTAGAAGATTTAAAAGCAAAATATACGACAGACACCCAGGCATTAACGGAAAAGATAGCTCGCCAGAGCTACGAGTTTAGAGTCAAAGAGAGGGTCAACGGCTTAAAATTTTCTAGTAATTCAGCAAAGAAAGCTTTTATTAATGAGGCTTTAACGAAGGACTTTAAGGACGACGATCTAAAGGGTTTTGACGACTTCTTAAAGGAGTACAAAGCAGGAGACCCTGCGGCATTTGTGGAAGAACAGAGCAAGCCGAAATTTTCACAGCCAGGCGGCACACAACAGCCTCCTGCAGATGTTAACGGATTTAATTTTAACGTACCAGTATTAAATCCGCTTTACAAAAAATAAAGAAAAGGAGATTAAAAAAATGGCATCTTTAAATTATGCAACAAGCTATCAGGCAGCACTCGACCAGGCTTTTACAAGCGGTACTTATTTTGGTGCACTTAGAGCAGCAGAGAACAACAAGACATACAAGTGGGTAGATGCTAAGACAATCGCAATCCCACATCTTACAACAACAGGACGTGTCAATGCAGACCGCGACCAGATCACACTCGCAAGAAGAAATTTTGATAACTCTTGGGAAAACAAGACACTTTCATTCCATAGAACCTGGTCAACATTAGTTCATCCAATGGATATCGACGAAACAGCAATGTCTGCAACCATTTCAAACATTACAAGCGTTTTTAATACAGAGCAGAAGCTCCCAGAAATGGACGCACGTCTTATTTCTAAGGCTTATTCTGACTGGACAACAGGTGGAAAGACAGCCGACACAACAGCGCTCACAGTTAACAACGTTTTAGACGTTTTTGACAATTTAATGCAGGCAATGGACGACGCGAAGGTGCCTGAAGTAGGTCGTATTCTTTACGTTACACCGGCAACAGATAAGCTTCTAAAGACCGCGTCAGTAATACAGCGCACTTTAGATGTTAAGAACAGCAAGAGAGATCTCACAAGAGGTATCAGAAGCATTGACGACGTACAGCTTGTGAAGGTTCCTTCAAGCCTTATGAAGACAGCTTATACATTTACAACAGGATATGCACCAGCAACAGGAGCCGGACAGGTTAACATGTTCTTAATCCACCCGGCTGCAATCATTACGCCTGTTAAGTACAGTATGGTTACACTTGACCCACCAGCAGCAATGACACAGGGTAAGTGGGTATACTTCGAAGAAGACTATGAGGATGTATTCTTACTTGATCACAAGCTCGACGGCGTAGCATTCAATATCACTGCTGCATCAAATGCATCAAATAGCACAGAAGATGACACTGAGAGCGACACCGAAGGTGACACAACGGAAGGTTAATTTTTCAGAAAGGCAGGGTCTAAAAGATGTATTTAAACTTTGAAGAATTTGAAATGCTAGGCGGAAACATTAACGCAGTAAACGCGGGAAAGTTTACGCTTTTAGAAGCTAAGGCAGAAAGCCGCATTGACTTTTTGACGAATAATCGTATTAAAGCTATGGCGACAGTTCCTGACCCTGTTAAATATGCAATCGTAGAAATCATAAATTTAGAAGCTGCAGCAGGGTCAACCGCCCAGGTGGAAAACCCTGTTGTAACTTCTTTTAGTAATGACGGCTACACGGAACATTACGGAAACGTGTACAGCGTAGAAAAGACGAAACAAGAACAAGACCGCATTATTTTTGATTTTTTAGGAACGGTTAAGGATGATAACGACATCCCTTTGCTATATCGCGGAAGCGAGGTGACATATAAATGTTTTTAGCAGATAAAGAGATCACTGTTTTTAATTCCACATTTGACGCAGATACAGACCAAGACACATACACAAAAACGGTTATAAAAGGAGTTTCCTGGCGCGAAGAAGTAAAAATAAACTTTGACAGCCCAGGAATTAAGGCGGCAAATGTTTATATAATCAGAATACCAGAGACGGCCGTTTGTGAAAAAGATTTTGTTAAGCCGGAATATTTTACAGATCCGGCGACGCAGTACACATTAAAACCTGGCGACATAATAGTAAAAGGCGAGACGACAGCACAAACCCCAGCAGAAGTCACGGAAAAAGTAACAATTTCCTCTGTAATAGATAACCGAGGCGGAAGCAAGGGAAAGCACATAAAGGTGGTGGGCGCATGAATAAACCAATGAGAGTAAGGGTCGAATTTTCAAAAGACACGTTCGACCTTTTAAAGAGGTTCGGACTAGAAAAAGGCGGCACCGTTCAAACAGCAATAGACCACGCGGTCGTTAATTTTTGCGAAGAATATGTGCCGTTTGATGAAGGTTTGTTAACTAGCAGCGCAAAAATAAGCACAGTTTACGGATCCGGCGAAGTGATTTATAATACACCTTATGCACATTATCTGTATTACGGCGAAGTTTACGGTCCAAATATCCCGGTGTTTGAAAGAAATAACGGTATCCCAACAAGGTATTTTAGCCCTAAAGGAAAGCCCAAGCATCCGACCGGAAAACAGCTTAGTTATAATCAAGAAGTGCACACCTTAGCAGGTCCATTTTGGGCGCAGCGTATGTGGGCAGACCACGAAAAAGATATAATAAAAGAGGCTAAAGCGCATGTCAAACACTAATGAAAATTATATTAAAACCTGGTTAAGAGGTTGCAGCGCAATAGATGCAAACAACAGATTAAGAGTTGATTATTTAGGCGAAAACGCGGTAGAATATAGCTTGATAAGCAGTCCCTCAAGTATTGCATACAAAGAAAACGTTCTAGGCGAAATGGTGCCACAGCTCCGTCAGCAAGTCAATTATATCTTCGCGGCGCGCCTCCCTTATGGCCAGGACACAGAAACAAATGCAGCTAATCTAGACTTATTTAAAAACATAATAAACTGGATTATAGAGCAAAACAACAACAGAAACCTGCCGGAAATGATAGACGGCAAAATAACAGCCGTTGTGCCGACTTTAACACCGTTCGTGGCAGTTGTCGGCGCAGATGCGGCAAAATACCAAATACAACTTCAAATAACATACAGGAGGGTTTAAAAATGGCAGATACAAGACTGGAAAGAAAAAGATTTATGCAGTTTCTTAGTCTTACAGGCGAAGCAGGCAGCTGGGAACCATTAGGAAAAGACACAGACGACCTGTCAAAAGAGCTTAACCCAGACACCGAGAACAGCAAGAACGTTTTAGGTGAGGCAACGTTTAAGATTAAGGGCTACGAGCCAGAAATCGCGGTTGATACCTATTATTTAACAGAAGAAAGCGCAGTAGGTGCAAAGGTCAGAGAAAATGCAATCCTTGAAAAGTACGGAGATACAGACTTAAAAGGCAAGCTTTGCGAGGCACATTTTAGCGCAGTAAACGAGCAGGATGGAACAATGAGCGGCTCCGCTTACGTAAGAGACTGCTATATTATTCCGCAGAGTATCGGCGGTGACACATCAGGTTACAACATTCCTATTAATGTAAATCCGGTCGGAGCTATCACAGAATACACGATCGTTTACACAATTTCAACAAGAACTGCAGTATTAACAGCAGTTTAAACAAAATAATTAACACTCTTTAGGGGAACAAAAGGGCGCGGTCAACTTTATTTTTTAATGAGGTTGACCGCTATTTTTTTATAATGCGCGGAGAGGCAAAAAAGATATGACTAATATAAGAATTGACGACGGAACAAGAGAATATACAATAGAAAATAACTACGGTGAAACAATCGCGGTTATACATTTAAGACCTGCAGACACAAGCCTGCTTGACCGTTAC